GGCGGGGATATCACTACCCCCGCCGAAAAAACTAACTCTGAGTGGTGCTTTGGCCAATATCACGGTGTTGTTCCTTTAACGAAGCGATGAGTCCCTTCCACTTGGGAATTACAGAATCCCAACCGAAGCGAGTGTCTGCGTAGGCTTTGACGAATGACATCATGTTAGTAATGTCATTATTCTGTACGTTCTCAATAGCATACATCAGAGTGTGTGCAAAGATGTTAGCATGCAGATTTGGATTCTCATGATCACCGTCATACTGTACGGTCAACCCACCCGACGTGTCAGCCAAAGCAGAGAAGTTAGGATGAACCGCCAAACAACCAGCTGACATAGCTTCAATAAGAGACCTGCACGAAGTTTCCGGCCAGATACAAGGATACGCAAAGATGTGGGCTTTTTGATATGCGGCACGGACTGTCTCCTGATCTGCCCAACCATGATAGTTGATTTGTGGGTGCTCTTTCATCCGATCGAAGATAGGTTTGTACGCTTCGTCGCGACTCTCCCAACCTGGACCATAAATGCCGAACGAAGAGTATACGTCTAGCTCGATGTTAGGATATTTCTCGGCGAGAGCGCAAAAGACAGGAACCAGAATCTCCAATCCACGATGAGGCGTGGACGTATAAATGAGACGAATCTTGTCCTTTGGTTTGTCAACGAGTGGAATAGGCTCGATGCCTGTTTCGATAACTGTTGAATGATTGCTATATGGAACTCCAAGATAATCACGATACTGTTGATACTGCCAGTTAGAACTGAAGACCAACTTTTGAAAGCGAGCTCGAGAAGCTGGATCTTGAAGGTGTGAAGCTTCCGGATCACCGGCGAGATCATGTAAATGATAGATCTTAATTCGGTCAGGATCGAGGTCGCGGACGCGAGCAGTGATAATTTGGACACCATCGAGTTCATCACTTGAAAGTCGGTGGAAAAGATTTCGAGTGGTAAGTTCTGTTCCACCATTCGAGTCCTTATTCAGTTCGTTCAGTTCAATCTTATCTTGATTATTCATTATTTTTGTATCCATTTACTAAAAAGTCATCGTACTTCGCCTCGATGTCAACACTTTTAAAAAACTCAACATCACTCATTGCCTTGTCATCAATCCATACGTCGTATGACGGTTTTCCAAGACGAACTTCATGGAACTTGCAGCCCCAATCATTGAGTTGTTTATTGGTAAGTTCGGTCCAATCGATTCCTGATCCTGAACCTCGGGCTGTCCAATAAATGATGGTATGCCCTTCGTCGTACAAACTATTTATACGATCAATACGGTACTGATATGGGCACGCAAGCTCATAACGATGTCGACCATCTGTGCATGGAGTTACACAGATGGTCTGATCAATATCTACCATGTAGATCATTCGTGGACCATGTATCCAAGGATCGAATCATAGCGAAACGATCTCCAGCCTTTGTTTTCAATATCCCATACGGCGAGTACATCTGGATTTGGAGTTTTCTTTTGCACGGCTTCTTCAAGATCAGTTTGTACTGGAAGAAGATCTGGTTTCAGAGTGCAAATTAACTTGCGTTCTGTTCCATCTTTCTTTACAAACAAAACATTAACTACATTTTCAAATAATGTTTTCTTGAGATATTCATTCTGCCAAGAAGCTTCGTTCTGGTCTGTCGTACCATTCAACGAGTTTGTCATAACCACCTACCTTTTCTGTGTCAATTATAATGAAAGGAACTGTTCTTACGTCTGGAAAGTTTTCCATAAACTCTTCGCGCGTAATATCTTTTCCTATCTTCTTCTCTATATACTGTTCTCCTTTATTTGTAAACAAGTTTTTCGCTTGTACACAAAAAGGGCAGTTGTCTTTCGTATAGATTAGAATATTCTTATTCATCGCTCGTCGCTTTGCTGTAAATACCTGTTGATCGATTTTTTGGATTACCCCAAACACCGTTCGCACGCACTTTAATAAAGCGCATGTTAGACTGCGGACCAGGAACAGTAATCCATGGATTCTGGCCTTTGCGCCAAGCTTTCAGCTTATTGTAGGCCTTTTCGCCTTCGCTACGATCTTGACGGACTTCTTTCACACCAGCTACGATCGAACGACGTTGGCCTTTCGATACGACTGTCTTACGTGTTCTCTTCTTACCCATTATAACACCTCATTTTTCTCAATTAATGTCAACCCGTTTTCTCGGTCTATATACTTATACTCAACTTTTGTAGGATCCCATTCAGTGATGGCATCAAACACATCTTGAATATTCAAAGTGCTGCACGTGTAAACATCTAGCTGAGCCATCGCCGGCTCGCATTCGTCCCATACATGTAGAGCAATATGACTGGTCTCGATGATAGTCACGGCAGTCAATCCGCGATTACCGACCATATCAGAATACACTGTGTATGGTCCCATTAAAATTTTCATATCAATCTGATTGACCAGCTTCTTCATCCACTCATCGATCGCCGATGTGCACTGCGGAGGATTGTTCAGCTCTGCTCTTACAATCAAATGCTTGTGTTCTAGTACCTTACCCACCTCATAAATTCTCCTGTTCGGGGTTGAAAAGTAAAGCCTTCACGTGGCTTGTTTGAATTTTACAAGATACCCAACTATTGTAATATTTAGGATCTAAAATGGCATCTGTATCGAATATATATTTTGTTTCAAAGTAATTACATTCTCCGCGACCCTTGCAGAGTCTTAAGATCGTTCTACGAAAGTTATCTTTTCCGTAGAGATCAATGTCTTCTTTGAGGGAAGTAGAAGATCCGTAGTAGTCTCGCCAATCGGACTCTACGCGAAGCTTCTTTCGTTTGCCTTTGACAGTTTTGTATCCGGCTTTTGTCAGATACTTACGACCTATATATTTCCTGCCGTTTACCAAATTTTCGATGAGATATATGAAGCCATAATAATCTTCGACTTCAGTAAATTCTTTGTCTTCGTATAACCAACCCATAGATCAAACCCGGTAGATGAGGAAAGATCTATTTATTCTTCATATTCTTCGTCGAAGGGATCTTCAAGATCGAGCTCTGCAGAACAGTATGGACAATATTCTGGAAGAGCGGTATTTTCTGTGATTATTTTAAATTCCTCGTCGCATGACGGGCAGGTTATCCAATCCATCTTAGTTCCTCTTATTTTTTAAAGATGTCTTCTAAATCAACGCCAACATATTCTGCTAGCTTCTTAATGAAATCTACTTTGTCATCCATGTGGCAATCGGGCTGACCGGTTTCTTCGTCGAACTTCTTAGCAGCTTTTAGAAGTTGCTTGAGTTCCTCTACCTCTTTCTTCAGTGCTTCAAATTCTTCTTTCGAAACCGCTGGAGTAAACACTGGAACAGGTTGTCCGGGTATGCCTGGTTGTGACGGATATGGAACACCTGTTGGCTGTGCTGGCCAAACAGGAACATTGGGCCAACGCGGAGCAAAGTTATCCCGATAATTATCGCCGATATTAGACACTGTACACATTATAAAGTAAATCCTTTGAAAGTATTTTCGTCGACGTCTTTCTTTACTCCGCCGATTACATAACTAGTAATTTCTGTTTCTTGTGGAGCAACTTGCACGTCAGAACCTGAAATCCACTTCTGTGTCCATGGCAAAGGATTCGCTCCTGGCTTTCCATTCAAGCCGATAGCACCCATACGTTTCGCGGCGATATGGTCTACGTAGTTACAAAGAAGCTCTTCGTTCAGACCAATCATCGAACCGTTCTGGAAAAGGTAATGTGCCCAACTTTTTTCTTGCTCGACCACTCGATGAAACATGCTGATGCACTCATCTCGTGTTTCTTCTTGTATGCGAGCAAAGTCTGGATCCTCTTTCGGTAGAATTTTGAGGAGCTGTTGTGTCGAGGCAAGATGAACGTTCTCGTCCCGCGCGATGAGCTTGATGATCTTGGCGTTACCCTCCATTTTCTTAACTTCCGCAAAAGCCCAACTGCATGCAAACGAGACATAGAATCTTACTCCTTCGAGGGCATTTACTGCATTCAGACAAAGCCACAGCGCTTTCTTGTGATCATAATTATATCGCATAACGCTATTGAATGCAATCAGATCATCATAGTACTTGCTGATATCGGCAGCACAGTCGGCTATTTCTTGGATGTCGAGCATCTCGTCAAATACCCTTGACGGATCTGAATAAACGTTTCGAATGATATGAGTGTAGGATCGACTATGAATC